CTTTGAATTTTCTCCGGAGGCAATTTTTTAAAAATCATTTTGCTTTCTTTATATATTTAGGTAGTATTTAAAGTGGTTTATAGGTTATGATTTTTGTGTTTTGGTAAATTAGTTAAGTTATATATTTTGTTAAAGATCGGATGACCGGAAATCCATCGTACCTCCTGTACAGGTAATGTATGTTTATTCTCCTTTCTATAAAGCCTTGTTTACTCATAGTCCTATAGATCACTTTAAATATTATCTAAATGTTAAAGAAACATTATTAAAAATGTTATGAAAGGAGAATTAATTGTGGCTAAAGTACGAAATACTAATAAAACAGAAAAAACAAAAAGTATTAGACCCGCTTTAACACCAGAAGCCAGAGAAAATCAATTAATATATTTAGCTACAGAATTAGCAGAACAACAATTAAAAGATGGTACAGCATCATCACAAGTTATTACACATTATCTTAAATTAGGATCTTCAAAAGAACGTATAGAAAAAGAGATATTAGAAAAACAAAAGGAATTAATATCTGCAAAAACAGAGGCTATACAATCTGCAAAAAGAGTTGAGGAATTATATGCAAATGCAATTAATGCAATGAAACAATATAGTGGTAATACAACGGATGATGAATAGAAATATTAAAACATATTCTGAATTAGTAAAGTTAAAAACTTTTGAAGAACGTTTTGAATATTTAAGATTAGATGGAAAAGTCGGGGAAGATACTTTTGGATTTGACAGGTATTTAAATCAATTATTTTATAATTCACCAGAATGGAAACAAATAAGAAATTTTGTAATAGCAAGGGATTTAGGATGTGACTTAGGTATAAATGATCATGAAATATATGATAAAATATTAATACATCATATGAATCCATTAACAAAAGAAGATATTTTAAACAAAACAGAATATCTTTTAAATCCTGAATATTTGATTTGTGTATCTTTTGAAACACATCAGGCTATACATTATGGTAATAGCTCTTATGCAAAAACTAAGGTAATAATTGAGAGAAGAAAAAATGACACTTGTCCATGGCGACATTAAAGGAGGTTATGCTAATGTCAAGAAAAAATTACACTAGATATTCTAGTAAAAAAGAAGAAAATAAAATTAAAGAAGAGCAAGAAAATATTGTTTCTGATCAAGAATCAAATGAAATGGATTTTCTTGATGAGATTAAAAATGTAGAAGATATAGCTGTAACAGGTATTGTTACAAGCTGTGTTAAGTTAAACGTTCGTAAAGAACCAAATAAAGATTCAGATATAATTTCAGTTTTAAACCAATATACAGAGGTTAATATTGACCTAACAAATTCAACAGAAGATTTTTATAAAATAACAACATTTGATGGTTTAGATGGTTATTGTATGAAAAGATTTATAGCAATTAGTAAGTAAGAAGGAGTTGATTTATATGGAACAAAGTATTTTAATATCAATTAAAAAACTTTTAGGAATAGATAGATCATGTACTGATTTCGATTTAGATATTATAATGCATATAAATACAACTTTAATGATTCTTAATCAATTAGGTGTTGGAAAACAAGGATTCCAAATAGAAGATGATTCAGAGGAATGGAAAGATTTTATAAGTGATAAATCAGATTTTAATGCAGTTAAATCTTATATGCATTTAAAAGTTAAATTAATGTTCGATCCTCCATTAAATTCTAGTATAACACAAGCAATTAATGAATCCATAAAGGAATTAGAGTGGCGTTTAAATGTTAATGCTGAATCAAATAAAGATTTGGAGGTGTAAACAATGTGGCAATATCAAAATACAGATGAGCTTTATCACCATGGAATATTAGGTATGAGATGGGGAGTTAGAAAAGTTAGATCTTCAAGCTCATCTAATAAAAAAAGAAAACATAGAATGAGTAATAGAGCCTACAAAAAATATAGATCTTCTAGTAAAGATAGTAAAATAGCACAAAATATTAAAAGAAAGAAGCTTTATCAAATGTCTAATGAAGATTTAAAAACTGTTAATTATAGACAACAATTAGAATATCAATATAAACAAAATAACCCTAATACTAGTAAAAAGATATTATTAGGAATAGGAGCAACTGCTGGAGCCATAGGAGCTATAAATACTTTATATAAAAATAGTGATACATTAATAAAGACTGGCAAAAAATTATTTACTAAAATACTTAAGTAAAGGAGAATAATTATGGCATTATCGAATACTGCTACACCAAAATATTACGGTATGTTTCGTGATGCCGTAATTAGAGGTGAAATTCCTGTTTGTGAAACTATTTCTATGGAAATGAATAGAATAGATGCATTAATAGAAAATCCAGGAATATATTATGATGATCAAGCTGTTGAAGGATGGATTAAATATTGTGAATCGGAATTAACATTAACTGATGGAGAAGATTTAGTTTTATTAGACTCATTTAAATTATGGGCTGAGCAAATCTTTGGTTGGTACTATTTTGTAGAAAGAAGTGTTTATATACCATCAAAAGATGGCCATGGTGGACATTATGAGAATAAGCGAATAAAGAAAAGATTAATTAATAAACAATACCTAATAGTAGCAAGAGGAGCTGCTAAATCTCAATATGAATCTTATATACAAAGTTTCTTTTTGAATGTAGATACTAGCACCACACATCAAATTCATACTGCTCCAACAATGAAACAAGCAGAAGAAGTATTATCACCAATTAGAACGTCAATAACTCGTTCTAAAGGGCCATTATTTAAATTTTTAACTGAAGGTTCTATAAATAATACAACTGGATCTAAAGTAAATAGAGTAAAATTGGCATCCACTAAAAAAGGAATAGAAAATTTCTTAACTGGATCATTATGTGAAATACGTCCTATGACAATAGATAAACTTCAAGGTTTAAATAGCAGAATTAATACTGTCGATGAATGGTTATCTGGCGATATAAGAGAAGATGTTATAGGTGCTTTAGAACAAGGTGCATCAAAAAATGAAGATTATTTAATTGTTGCCGTTAGTTCAGAAGGAACAGTTCGTAATGGACCTGGTGATACAGTCAAAATGGAGCTAATGGACATTCTTAAAGGCGAATATACAAATCCACATGTGTCTATATGGTGGTATAAATTAGATTCCATAGATGAAGTAGGCCAACCTGACATGTGGATAAAAGCGAATCCTAATTTAGGAAAAACAGTTAGTTATGAAACATATCAATTAGATGTTGAAAGAGCTGAAAAAGCTCCGGCAAATAGAAATGATATTTTAGCTAAACGTTTTGGTATACCTATGGAAGGTTATACATATTTCTTTACTTATGAAGAAACACTTAAACATAGAAAACGTGATTATTGGAGAATGCCATGTGCTCTTGGTGCAGATTTATCTCAAGGAGATGATTTTTGTTCTTTTACATTTTTATTTCCTATTAATAATGGAAATGCTTTTGGTGTAAAAGCACGAAATTATATTACTGAACATACTCTTATGAAATTACCACCAGCTATGAGAATAAAATATGACGAATTTATTAATGAAGGATCACTTATTGTTATGCCTGGTACAGTATTAAATATGATGGAAGTTTATGACGATTTAGATAATCATATAGTAGAAAGAGATTATGATGTACGAGCATTTGGGTATGATCCATATAATGCAAAAGAATTTGTTGAAAGATGGGAAAGAGAAAACGGTCCATTTGGAATAGAAAAAGTTATACAAGGAGCTAAAACAGAATCTGTACCATTAGGAGAATTAAAGAAACTCGCAGAAGATAGACTATTATTCTTCGATGAAGAAATTATGACATTTACAATGGGTAATGCTATTACACTTGAAGATACTAATGGTAATAGAAAATTATATAAGAAAAGGTATGATCAAAAGATAGATTCTGTTGCAGCTATGATGGATGCTTATATAGCATACAAAATTAATAGAGAAGCTTTTGAGTAGGAGGTGTAAACAATGTGGCAATATCAAAATACAGATGAGCTTTATCACCATGGAGTATTAGGTATGAGATGGGGTTTTAGAAAAAATAACTTTATAAAAAATTATTCCAGAACTAAAAAAGATTATAATAATTTATCGGATAATGATTTTTTTAATAAAGGTGCAATAAATAAAGATAAATATGTAAAAAGAGTCAAAAAATATATAGGAAAAAACGAAGCAAATACCTATTATATTAATGGTTATAATAAGTATAAAAATTTAAAAAATAAATTATCTATAGAAGGTAATAAATTATTATCTAAAAGTAAAAAATTACAAAAAGATTTTGGTGGAAAAGATTATGATAATTGTACAGACGATCCAGAATTTTTTTCATCGATTGCACAAGAATATAAATTAAATACTAAATCTTTTGATAAAGCATATAATAATTTTGAAGATTATAAAAAAAATAATAAAAAAACAATAAATAAAGGAAGAAAAATTGTTAATAAAATTATTTAAAAAATAAGAAAGAAGGAGTAAACAATGTGGCAATATCAAAATACAGATGAGCTTTATCACCATGGAGTATTAGGTATGAGATGGGGTCATCATAAAATAAAAAATGTATATAATGGTCCAGGATTTAAAACTAAAAAAGGAAATATTTTAGGTTTTAGAGCATTTGATATTAGAGGTTCTGAAGAAAGAAAGAAAAAAGCAAATGATAAAGTTAAATATTTAAATAAGACTGCTCCTGGTTCTAAAAGATATGTTAAAGCTAAAATTAAGGCTACTAAAATAAACGCTAGTAGATATGGTAAAACTAATGGAAGATTAATAGCTGATGGTGTTTTAAGACAAATAGGTATCTCTACAATTGGAAATGCTGCATATTTCGCTGCTGTAAAAAGTGGAAGGGAAGCATTAGCTAGTTCTATAGCTAGTATAGGTGCAGGAATGACTATTGCTAATTATGGCAATACTGCTGCTAGAGTAGTAAGTAATTATAGAGATGAGACTAGAAAAAATAAATAGGAGGTATATCATGTGGAAATATCAATAGGTACAAGATTTAAAAATGCTTGGAATGCTTTTACTAATAAAAATCCTTCTTATAATCAAGATAGTTATGGCGGTTCTTATTACAGACCAGATAGAGTTCGTTTAAGTAGAGGTAATGAAAAATCTATAGTGACAGCTATATTTAATAAAATAGCATTAGACATATCATCTATAGATATAAAACACTGTAGATTGGATGATAATGATAGATTTTTAGAAACAATTAATTCTAAATTAAATAATTGTCTAACATTAGAAGCAAACATAGATCAAACATCGAGATCATTTTTTCAAGATGTAGTTATGTCGATGTTCGATGAAGGTTGTGTGGCTTTGGTTCCGGTTGATACTATATATAATCCAACAAAAACAGATTCATATGATATATTATCAATGAGAACTGGTAAGATAACAGCATGGTATCCAGAAACAATTACTGTAGAAGTATATAATGACAAAACAGGAAAAAAAGAAGAAATAAATCTTCCGAAAAAGATGGTTGCTATTATAGAAAATCCATTATATTCTATAATGAATGAACCAAATTCGACATTGCAAAGACTTATAAGAAAGTTAAATTTATTAGATGCAATAGATGAACAATCTAGTTCTGGAAAGTTAGATTTAATAATACAATTACCATATGTTGTTAAATCTACTTCTAGAAAAGAACAAGCAGAACAAAGAAGACAAGATATAGAAAGACAATTATCAGGTTCAAAATATGGGATTGCTTATACTGATGGTACAGAAAAAATAACACAATTAAATCGTCCAGTTGAAAATAATTTACTAAAACAAGTTGAGTATTTAACGAGTATGCTATATAGCCAGTTAGGAATTACACAAGGAGTTTTAGATGGAACAGCAGACGAGAAAACCATGACTAATTATTATACACGTACTATTGAACCTATCATAGAAAGCATTGTTGATGAAATGAAACGTAAATTTCTGACTCAAACTGCAAGAACACAAAAACAGTCTATCTTATTTTTTAGAGACCCATTTAAATTGGTTCCAGTAGAAAAATTAGCAGATGTAGCTGATAAATTTACTAGAAATGAAATATTATCTTCTAATGAAATAAGATCAATTGTCGGAAGAAAACCTTCAGATGATCCAAGAGCAGATATGTTGATCAATAGTAATTTAAATCATGGAAATAATGAAGTACCGCAACCTGGTATAGATGAACCTAATTATAATGAATCTGATTATAATGAATATGATAATTATAATAATGAATAGTGAAAGGAGGGAAACAAATTGAAACAAGATTATGATTTTAGTGGCTATGCTACAAGAAATAATATAAAATGTTCTGATGGCAGGGTAATACTAAAAGATGCATTTAAGCAAAATGATGGGCAAAAAGTCCCATTAGTTTGGAATCATCAACATAATGATCCAAATGAAGTTCTAGGTCATGCATTATTGGAAAATAGAGAAGATGGTGTTTATGCCTATTGTAAATTTAATGATACAGAATCTGGTCAAACAGCAAAATCTTTGGTTAATAATGGTGATGTAGATAAATTATCTATATATGCTAACAAATTAAAAACACAAATGAATAATGTTATGCATGGTTGCATAAGAGAAGTTAGTTTGGTATTAGCAGGTGCTAATCCAGGAGCATATATAGATTCTGTAATAGTTCATGGAGAAGGTACAGAAGACATAGAAGAAGAAGGTGTTATTTATACTGATGAACACATTGAAATAATAAGTCATTCAGATGATAATAATTCTAAACTAGAATCTGAACCTGAAACAAAAAAGGAGGATGAAAATAATATTATGGAAAAACAAAAAGAAGAAAACAACAATAAAGAGGAAAAGACAGTTCAAGAAATATTTGATACTTTAAACGAAGAACAAAAAACAGCTGTTTATGCTATTGTTGGGCAAGCTGTTGAAGATGCTCAAAATGGAGCATTAGAAGACGATGATGAGGAAGAAGATGAAGAAGGAGAAGAGAATATGAAACATAATGTATTTGATAATGATAATAATGATGAAGTGCTACAACACTCAGAAATATTAGCAGATGCAATAGCTGATGCTAAAAAATATGGATCTTTAAAAGATAGTGTTATTGAACATGCTGCAATAAATAATATTACTGATATTGGAAAATTATTCCCAGATGCTACAGCATTAAATAAAGAACCAATAATGATAGAAAAAGACCAATCATGGGTTTCAAAAGTTATGAATTCTATTAAACATACACCATTCTCAAGAGTAAAAGTTACTTTTGGTAGAATGACAGAACCACAAGCTAGAGCTAAAGGTTATATCAAAGGTAATAAAAAGACAAACATTCAAATGGCTGCTTTAAATAGAGTTGTTACACCAACAACTGTATATATTAAAAATGAAATTGATAGAGATGATGTTGTTGATATAACAGATTTTGATGTAGTTGCTTGGCAAAAGAGAGAAATGAGAAAAGAATTAGATAAAGAACTAGCATTAGCTGCATTATTAGGTGATGGCAGAGATATATCTGATAATGATAAAATTAATGAACAAAACATTATACCAATTGTAAAAGACGTTAGTACATTTACAATTAATTACACTATAACAGAAGGAACAGACTATAAACAAACTGGAAATAGTCATTCAGATAATGATTCTTTCACAAAAGGTATTATAAGAGCAGCATTAAGAGCAAGAAAAGATTATAAAGGTTCTGGTTCACCTACTTTATTTACAACAGAAGATTATTTAACAGATATGTTATTAATTGAAGACCAAAACGGTAGAGCAATTTATGATTCAGTTGAAAAACTTGCTACTGCATTAAGAGTTAAAGAAATAGTAACAATCCCAGAAATGGAACAAGAGGCATATGCTGATATTGTTGGTGTTATAGTAAATATGGCTGATTATACAATGGGTGCTGATAAAGGTGGATCTGTAAATATGTTTGATGATTTTGATATAGATTATAACCAAATGAAATACCTAATGGAAACAAGATGCTCAGGAGCATTAACTGTTCCATATTCAGCAATTGTATTAAAAAAATCAGGAAATACTCAAACAACTGAACCTGAACAAGAACCACAAGGTTAATTTTTGTTAAAGGAGTAAATTAGCTATGGCAAAGTTTTATGGTCAAATAGGTTACATACAAAATGTTGAAGATGAAGAAAACCCAGGAGTTTGGGAAGAACAAGCTATTGAAAAACCATATTATGGAGACATAACAAGAAATATGAGTCATTATCAACAAAATAGTAATGTTAATGATGATATTTCAATAAATAATACAATTAGTATTATAGCTGACCCATATGCTAATAAAAATTTTCAACATATTAGATATGTAAAATGGATGGATACTAAATGGAAAGTAACAAACGTAGAAGTTCAGTATCCCAGATTATTATTAACATTAGGGGGCGAATATCATGCATACTAGAGAAGAACTTCAAAGTAAACTTGAAGAATTATTAGGAGTAAAACATGTATATTATCAGCCTCCTGATAATTTAAAAATGGATTATCCAGCTATAAGATATTCAAAAGTAGACATAACCCATAGTTATGCAAATAATATTAAATATCGTACTCATAACGTATATGATATTATTGTTATTGATAAAAAACCAGATAATAAGGTAATTAACAAAATATTAGAATTGCCTTATTCAGAATTAGATCGTCATTATGTAGCTGATGGTTTAAATCACGATGTAATAAAATTATATTTATAAGGAGGAAAGTAAATTATGTCAAAACTTAAATGGGACCAAATAGGTGAAAGAGTTTATGAAACAGGTGTAGACAAAGGTGTTCTATATCCACAAGTTAATGGTGCATATCCAACAGGTGTTGCATGGAACGGTTTAACTGGTGTAACAGAATCTCCATCAGGAGCTGAACCAACACCATTATATGCTGACAATATTAAATATTTAAATCTTATGTCAGCTGAAGAATTCGGTGCTACAATAGAAGCATATACTTATCCAGATGAATTTGGTGAGTGCAATGGTGAAGGAGATATTGTAAAAGGTGTAACAGCTGGTCAACAAAAACGTAAACCATTCGGTATGTCATATCAAACAAAAGTTGGTAATGACACAGATCAAGAAGCAGGTTACAAAATTCATTTAATTTATGGTGCATTAGCTGCTCCATCAGAAAAGGCATATGCTACAATAAATGATAGCCCAGAAGCAATTACATTCTCTTGGTCAGTATCTACTACACCAGTAGAAGTACCAGGATTAAAACCAACTGCAGAATTAACAATTGATTCTACTAAAGTAGATGCTACTAAATTAGCTGAATTAGAAGATATATTATATGGTTGCGATGCACAAGAAGCTGATCCAGAACATGGTATACCAGCTAAAGAAGCTAAAGTTGCTAGATTACCATTACCAGAAGAAATTGCTGAAATATTTAAAGACGAAACTGCTCAAGGTTAAGTTTATATTATTTTATTAGTATTAAAAGGAGTTCGCCAGCATTTTAGCTGGCCTATTCCTTTTCTATATATTTTTAAAAAAATGAAAGGGGAATAAAGTGTTATGATTACAAAAACTATAAAGTACAAAGATTACAATGGAGTTGAAAGAGAAGAAAAATTTTTATTTAATTTATCTAAGGCTGAACTTATGGAAATGGAAATGGGTACTACTGGTGGTTTAACTGAAACTATTCAAAAAATAATAGAAACAAAGGATCAACCTTCTATTATATCAATATTTAAGAAACTTATACTTCAAGCCTATGGTGAAAAGAGTGCTGATGGAAAAAGATTTGTTAAAACTGATGAAAATGGAAGACCATTATCAGTAGCCTTCTCTGAAACAGAAGCATACTCTATATTATTTATGGAATTAGCAACCGATGATGCCAAAGCAGCAGAATTTGTTAATGGAATTATACCAAGCGATTTAAAAGAACAAGACGGAGGAAATTTAAAAGTACTATCAGAAAGCAAATCTGAATAATTATTAAAGGACAAATAATGTTAATAATAACAATACCATCACAGGAGTTGTTTAATGAAGCTACTCAAGAGTTTGTTTCAAGTAAAGAACAAACTTTACAATTGGAACATTCTCTTGTGTCTGTTTCTAAATGGGAGTCAAAATGGAGGAAACCTTTTTTAAGTAAAGAATCTAAAACTGCTGAAGAAACATTAGATTATATTAGATGTATGACGATTACACAAAATGTAAATCCGGATATTTATAATTTTTTAACTAATGATAATATAAAAGCAATTAATGATTATATAGATTCTCCTATGACTGCTACAACATTTTCTGAATTAGGTTCTAAAACGGGAAATAGAGAAATAATAACTTCAGAATTAATATATTATTGGATGATAGCATTAAATGTTCCTATGGAATGTCAAAAGTGGCATTTAAATCGTTTATTAACTCTTATAAGAGTATGTAATGTTAAAAATACTCCACCTAAGAAAATGAGCAGAAAAGAAATAATGAGCAGAAATGCGAGTCTTAATGCTGCTCGTAGAAGAAAATTAAATACGAAAGGATAGTAGGAGTATATGATATCAATTAGCCAAAAGGGCGATTTTTCTAAGTTAACGAGTTTATTAGAAAGAATGAAAAATATTATTAAAATCGGAGATCTAGACAAGTATGGCCGCGAAGGTGTAGCCGCTCTTTCGGCAGCAACTCCTAAAGATTCCGGTTTAACAGCAAACTCGTGGTATTATGAAATTAATAGGGATAAAAATTCTGTTTCGATTTCTTTTCATAATTCAAATATTAATAAAGGTGTCCCTATTGCTATTATATTACAATATGGACATGGTACAAAAAATGGTGGGTATGTAGAAGGTATAGATTATATTAATCCTGCTATACAACCACTTTTTAATAAAATAGCAGAAGATGCATGGAAGGAGGTTACTAATTCATGAGTAAAACAATAGACGAGAAAATTGTTCAAATGAAATTTGATAATAGTCAATTCGAACAAAATGTATCAAAAAGTTTAAAAACACTTGACACATTAAAATTTAAATTAAAAACTATGGATTTTAGTAAAAGTGCTTCTGATCTTGAAAGTGTAGGAAGTGCTGCTAAGAAAATTGATTTGTCAGGTTTATCACAAGGTATTGAGACTGTCCATGCTAAATTCTCTGCTTTACAGGTTATGGGAATTACAGCATTAGCTAATATAACAAATTCTGCAGTAAATGCTGGGAAAAGAATAGTAAATGCTTTAGGTGATTCATTAATAAACGGTGGTCGAAATAGAGCACAAAAAATTAAAGATGCAAAATTCCAAATGGAAGGTTTACTTGGTACTGAGGAATATCTTAAACAATGGGATAGAATTGATGAAAGTATAAATTTTGCTGTTAGAGATACTGCTTATGGTTATGACTCAGCAGCTAGAGCAGCTTCACAATTTTTAGCTTCTAATGTTAAAATCGGAAATGAAATGGATAAATCGTTAAGAGCTATTTCTGGTGTTTCTGCAATGACTAACAGTACATATGATGATATTTCTAATATATTTACAAGAGTTGCAGGTCAAGGCCGTGTAATGGCTATAGACTTAAATTCATTAGCTGCTAGAGGTATGAATGCTGCAGCAGTATTGGGTAAAGCATTAAATAAAACAGAAGCAGAAATTCGTGAAATGGTATCACATGGCGAAATATCATTCCAAGATTTTGCTAATGCAATGGATGATGCATTTGGTGAACATGCTAAAAAAGGTAATGAAACCTTTCAAGGAGCTTTAGCCAATATGAAGGCAGCAATGTCAAGAATAGGTGCTAAAGTTTGGGATCCATTACTGGATAACCAAAGAGATGTATTCAATCAAGCAAGATTATTGATTAACGATTTAAATAATAATTATTTGAATGGATCTATAAATTCTATAAATAGTAAACTTACTGAGGTATTTCAAAGAATAGTTAAATTTTTTGAATTAGGTGGAGTTAAAAATATTTTATTAGGAATAGGAAATGTTTTATCTTATGTTAATTCATTATTAAAACCAATTTCAGAATCTTTTAGAGAAATATTTCCTAAAAAGTCAGTAGAAAGTTTAGTAGAATATACTAAAAAATTTAAAGAATTTACAAGTACTTTTAAACTTAGTGAAAAAACATCTAACAATTTAAAAAATACATTTAGAGGTCTATTTTCAATATTAAGTACTGGATTAAATTTAATAACAGCTGTTATTAAAGGTATAGGAAAAATACTAAGTAAATTAACTGGCATACCTGGAGGTATATTAGGAATAACTGGTGCTTTAGGAAATTGGATAACTAAAGTAAGTACTGCTATAAAAGAGTCTAATATATTTAATAATGTTATTCAAGGTCTTTTAAATATTATTGAAAATATAACTAAAAAGTTTAAAGAATTCACAAAGAATTTTGATATATTTAATGGTTTAGTAAATGGGATTAAAAAAATATTTATATTAATTGGACAAGTATTAAAAGAATTTGGTAAAGTATTAGGTGAGGCATTACGCAGTGGCGATATTAAAGCAGCATTAGATGTATTCAATACTGGTGTATTTAGTGGAATATTACTTAATATTAAAAATATAACAAAATCTTTACAATTATTTTTTGGAACAGTCAATAAAGGTAGTGTAACAAAAAATTTAAGTTTAATTATTAGTAATTTAAAAGATAGTTTGTATGCTTTACAATTTGATATAAAAGCAGACGCTTTAATGAGAATAGCTAAAGCTATAGCTATTTTAGCTGCATCATTATTTGTGTTATCGCTTATTAAACCAGAGCGTTTGGCTGCTGGTTTAGGTGGTTTGGCTTTTGGTATTATTGAATTAATGGCTGCTTTAAAATATTTAGATAAATTTACAGAAAAATCTTTTAAAAATCTTGGTAAATTGGCAATAGTTGCTAGTGTAATAAAAACATTATCAACATCATTATTGATACTAGCTGTTGCTTTAAAAATAATGGGAACAATGGATATCAAAGAAATGGGTGTAGCATTACTTGGTATGACTGTTGGATTATTTGAATTATGTAAAGTTACTAAATATTTAAATAAATACAATAAAGATATAACACAATCTGCTAAATCTATCAAAAAACTAGCTACTAGTTTAGTAATATTAGCATTAGCTTTAAAAATAATGGGAACAATGGATATCAAAGAGATGGGTATAGCATTGCTTGGTATGACTGCTGGATTAATAGCTATGACTGTAGCTATTAATAAATTACCGGTTTATAAAAAAGAAGATGGAAAAATAGCCAGCATGACAAAGATGGCGTTTTCTTTAATATTACTTGGTATAGCACTTAAAATATTAGCAAGTATTGGCTGGCCTAATATATTAACTGGACTTGGAGCTATGGGTGGGGCATTAGCTATATTAATCGGTTTTGTATATTTATTACCAAAAGATTTAAAAGAATTAAATGCTAAAGTAAATGCTTTGAATATGATGGCTTTAGGTTTAGGTTTCTTAGGTTTTATATTAAAGGATCTTGGTAAAATGAAATTAGATCAAGTAGGTACAGCATTAGCAGCAATGGGCGGTGCATTACTTGAATTACTAATATTCTTAAGACTTATGCCTAAAAATGTTAATGCCGCTAGTTTTGTTGGTTTGGCCTTTAGCATATTACTTATAGCTACTGCTATGAAAATATTAGGTTCATTAGGAGGTACTGGTTTATTAATAAGTTTAGGAGCATTAGCTGGTGCGTTTATTATTTTAGGTGTAGCTGGTTTAGCATTAAAACCATTAGTTCCAGTATTAGCAGCTTTAGCCGCGGTAATGGGTCTATTTGGTGCTGGTGTATATTTAATGGGTGTAGGTGTAATAAAATTTGCAGCAGGATTGGCAGCATTAGCAGCGGCATTAACTGCTGGTGTTACTACTATAGTCGCAGGTATTCAAGCTATAATATTAGGTATTGCTCAATTATTTCCTGAACTAATAAAAATATTTGGAAACTGTATTAAACTAATTTGTGAAGTCATTATTGAATGTACTCCTATGATAGCAAATACTGTTCTTACAGTTATATTAGATATATTAAAATCTTTAGCTGATACAACACCATTAATAGTAAAAGAATTGGCTAGACTTATTATAGGAATATTAAGAAGTTTAGCAGATTATTTACCTGATATTTTAGTAGCTGCAGCACAATTATTAGAAGCATTTTTTAAAGGAATAATAAGAGCATTAAAAGAATTAAATCCTTCTGATTTATTAGAAGGTATAGCAGCTATTGGCATGTTAACTACTATATTTATGATGTTATCGACATTAACTATTTTATTCCCAGCTGCTTTATTAGGTGTTATGGCGTTTGGCGTATTAATAACAGAATTATCCGCAGTTATTGCTGCAATAGGAAAATTATCTAAAACACCTGGATTATCTGATATTGTTAAAGATGGAGGCAATTTCTTACAAATATTAGGAACAGCAATCGGACAATTTATCGGTGGAATTCTTGGCGGTTTGGCTTTAGGTATAACATCTGTTATGCCAGAAATAGCAAATAATTTATCAGCTTTCATGAATAATTTAATACCGTTTATAGAATTAGTTAAAACTATAGATGGTAGCATAATAAGTAAAATAGCTTTATTATCTGGAGCAATATTATTATTGTCTGGTTCTAATTTCATAAGTGGATTATTAGGTATTGAAACAGTATCAAAATTGGGTGTTCATTTATCAGATTTTATGAATAATTCAAAAGATTTTATAGAAGGTGTTGGACATATCAGTCCTAAAATAGTTGATAGTGTTAAATCATTAGCTTCTGCTATATTGATATTAACAGGTGCTAATTTATTAGATTCTATAACTTCTTGGGTAACTGGAGGAAGTTCGTTATCTGATTTTGGTAAAGAGATAAGTGGATTAGGAATATATCTAAAACAATTTGGTGATAATTTAGGAACATTTGATGATCAACAAGTTAAAACAATAGAATGTGCTGGTGATGCTATCAAAGCATTAGCAACAGCAGCCAAAGATATTCCTAATGAAGGTGGTTTATGGTCTAAGATAGCTGGTGAAAATAGCATATCACAATTTGGTGAGTATTTACCAGGATTAGGAACTCATCTTAAAAACTTTGTTATTAATCTTGGTACATTTACAGACGATCAAGTGAGAACTGTAGAATGTGCTGGCAATGCCATAATAGCTTTATCAGAAGCAGCTAAAAATATTCCTAATGAAGGTGGTTTATGGGCAGGAATTGCTGGTGATAATAGTATAGGTGCATTTAGTGATAAATTGCCAGGATTAGCTAGTAATTTAAACGAATTTGTTTCTAATTTAGATACATTTACTGATGAACAAGTTAAGACCGTTGGATGTGCAGGTGAAGCTATTAGAACATTAGCTGAAGCAGCTAGTCAAATACCTAATTCTGATGGTCTTGTTAATCTGTTTACAGGAGATAATGATATTTCTAAGTTTGGTGAGAAATTGCCAACAGTAGCAATATATTTAAAACAGTTTGTAGAGAATCTTGGTACATTTACTGATGAACAAGTTAAGACGGTTGGATGTGCAGGAAATGCTATAAAGGCATTAGCAACAGCAGCAAATGAAGTCCCTACTACAAATGGTGGACTTAAAAAATTATTCGAAGGTGACAATGATATTTCTAGTTTCGCTGATAAATTTCCAGGTCTAGCTACAAATTTAAAATTATTTATAGAAAATATAGGTAGTTTTGATGATAATTATATTGAATCTGTTAACTCAGCAGTATCGGCAATAATTGCTATAGCTAGTCTTGGTAATATAGATATAAAGACAACAGGCGATAATTTAAATTCATTTGGAGACAACATGATATCTTTTGCCACTGATCTTCATACATATTTAGATGAAATGGGTGGAGTAGATGGCGAAATATTAACATCTTGTATAAATAAGACTAAAGAATTAATAGAAATGGCTAATACATTGTCTTCTGAAAATGTCGATAGTTTAAATACCTTTGGGTCTTCTTTGGCAACAATTGGTCAAGAAGGCGTTAAAGGTTTTGTAGAAGCATTTACAAATGAGACAACTAAAAATAATGTTATCAATGGTATTAGGGATATAATAACTGAAATGTTAAATGAAGCTGAAAATAAAAGGAATGATGTTGTAACTAAATTTGAATCAATTGCAGAAGAAGCAGTTAATGCTCTAAGTTCTTGGACAATATTAGCTAATGCAGAAGATGCAGGTAAAAGTTTTGCACAAGGATTTGCTAACGGTATCAGTAACAATAAATATTTAGCTACAGATGCAGCAAGTTCTTTAGGAGATGCTGCATATGAAGCAGCTAGAATAGCAATTGATTCTCATTCACCATCTAAAAAAGCTCATAAATTAGGTAATTTCTTTGGTGAAGGTTTTGTTATAGGATTAAAAGATTATAATTCAAAGGTATATGATACTAGTTATAATGTTGGAGAAAAAGCAAGAACTGGATTATCTAATGCTATATCAAAAATTTCGAAAATAATAAATTCTGACATGGATGTACAACCAAAAATTAGACCAATTTTAGATTTAAGTAATATACGTTCTGGAGTTGGAACATTAAATACTATGTTAAATAATCCATCATTGGGTGTTATGACTAATTTAAATGCTATAAGTACTGGTATGAGATCAAATCGTCAAAATGGCGGTGAAGAAGTAGTATCTGCTATTGATAGACTAAGCAAAAATCTTGGAAATACTTCAGGAGATACATATAACATAAACGGTATAACATATGATAATGGTAGTGAAATATCAGAGGCAGTTCAAACATTAATAAGAGCTGCTAGAATTGAAAGGAGGGCCTAAATATGGCTATGGAAGGAGATAAATGGCGTGTTGTTTCAGGAGATTGTCTTTGGAATATTGCGTCTTCAGTTTATGGAAATGGCTATAGATGGCCTGAAATAGCTTCCGCTAATGGTTTAGCTACTAGCGGTAATCCAATAATATATCCAGGTCAATTATTTGTAATACCAGGTGTAACTGGTGGTGCTCCAGCTCCGGCTCCAGCACCAACTCCACCTGATCCACCAGCTTATACACAAACTCCAAATATTATATGGTTTGCATTACGAGCTGGTACATCAAGAAATATGGAAGCCGTTTGGGTACAAAGCCATAACAAATTTCAAGTAAGATGGGAAATATGGGATTTAAATGGTCATTTATGGTTAGAATCTGAAGAAACTATAACTACAAGCGATAGACAAAAAGCTTCAGAACACAACTTCCAAGATTCTAACGATAGATTTATATGCAGATTTAGTGTTAGAGCTATGGATGATAATAATAATCCTTTATCGCCTTGGGCATATAAAGAATATGATTTTAGAAATAATCCACCATTATTACCACCTGATCCAGAATTTAGTATAGATAATCAGAATAAAGCAACTATTATATTTAATAATATTGATGAAAACATTAATGCTGATTCAATTGAAATTGCTATATATCAAGATGACACTATTAAATATAAAACTGCTAAAGTATCTATAGATACAGAAACACATTATGCTAAATATATAGAAACAGTCGATCCTGGTCATGAATATAAAGTAAGAGCTAGAGCTGTTAGAGGAAATATATATGGTGGTTGGACTAATTTTACAGGTAATGATAAGTCTTTACCTGTAGCTCCATCTGAAATAACAACTCTTAGACCACAAAAAATAAGTGAACAACAATCAGTAACTTATGGTGTATTAGCAGAATGGCCTGGAGTCGAAACTGCTAAACAATATGAAATTCAATGGACTACAAATTTAGAATATTTTGATACACCTTCTAGTGAGGTGCATAGTCAAACAACAGAAGAAGGTCAAGGATCTAGAATATTGTTAACAGGTATTGAACTTGGTCACCAATATTTCTTTAGAGTTAGATCTATTAATGAAAAAGGTAATTCTGTTGATTGGTCAGCAATTAATTCTGTAACATTAGGAGTTAAACCATCTGCTCCAACAACATGGAGCAATGTTGTATCAGCTATACTCGGAGAAGATTTAAATTTATATTGGAGACATAATTCAACTGATGGTTCATTAGAAACTTTTGCAAGATTACATTTAACAGTTATAGATTCAGCACATCCAGAATTAGAACCTATGGAATATACTAAGGTAATAGAAAATACTAAACCTGATGAAGAAAAAGATCAAAATAGTGTATATACAATAAATACTAATGATCCAGAGTGGTCTGGTTTATTAAGTGAAGGATTTATAATTAAATGGAAAGTTCAAACATCTGGTGTTATTGGTGAATATAGCGATTGGTCTATTGAAAGAGAAGTCAATGTTTATACCCAACCGACTTTGGAATTAGATATCACAAATAAAGATGATGTATCTATAGATGAAATTAATAGTTTTCCATTTTATTTAAACGTATTAGCTAAACCTTCTACTCAAAAACCAATAAGTTATTATATTGAAGTAATTGCAAACGAGGGTTATACTACTGTAGATAATGTTGGCGAAACAAAAACAATAAATCCAGGAGACAAAGTATATCAAAGATATTATGATCCAGAAAGAAATGCTTGGAGATTTTTAGTTGAAATGACTCCAGGAAATATAGATTTGCAATCAGGTATAAACTATACCGTTAATATTACAGTAGCTATGGATTCAGGATTAAATGCTGTAGTTTCTAAAGATTTTTATGTATCTTTAGGAGAAACTGGTTATAGTCCTTATGCAGATGTTATAATAAATAAAGAAACATTAACTGCAAGTATACACCCATACTGTATGGAAAATTATGAGGATGAAGGAGAAATAAAACAACGTTTGGCAGAAAATTGTAAGTTATCTGTATACAGAAGAGAATATGACGGTACTTTTACAGAAATAGCTACAGATATTGAAAATGCAGAAAATACTTATGTAGTAGATCCTCATCCATCATTAGATTATGCTAGATATAGAATAGTAGCAATATCTAGTGAAACAGGAACTATATCTTATTGTGATATAAAAGCAATAAAAGTTGGAGAACCTTCTATCATAATTCAATGGTCTGAAAAATGGTCTAAATTTGACTATAATCCTGATGAAGATAATTTAGAAGTTCCTTGGGCAGGTTCAATGTTAAAATTACCATATAATGTAGATATATCTGAAAACAAAAATATTGATGTATCTTTAATTGAATATGTTGGTAGAAAACATCCAGTTAGTTATTATGGAACACAAATAGGTGAAACAGCTAGTTGGAATACAGAAATACCAGTAGATGATAAAGAAACTCTATATGGTTTAAGAAGATTATCTAGATGGACTGATAATGTCTATGTTAGAGAACCTTCTGGAACCGGCTATTGGGCTAATATAACAGTATCACTAAATATTAAACATTTAGCAGTTACTGTACCTGTTTCATTCTCAGTTAAGAGAGTAGAAGGAGGTATGTAATATGTTACCTAATATATATCAAGAAGTAGAATATATTATTGCAAAAGGAAAACAATATATTAAAACTGGTTTTGCAGCGAATCAAGATACATCTATAGAAATGAAAATAACTACAACTACTTTAAATGCTAACACTGCTCTTTATTGTAGTAGAAAAACACTTAGCAATAATACGTTTGCTTGTTTTAGAATGAATGGACAGTTAAGACATGATTATGGTAAAACACAATCAGATACAAGTTACAATATACAAGTAAATACTCCATATAAAATATATTCAAATAAAAACAAATTATATATAAATGATTCTCTTATTCATACCTCTGCATATACTAATTTTCAATCTCCATATGATATGTTACTCTTAGCATCTCAAGATAATTCAGAAAATGCCGGAGCAAATTATTGGAATGGAAATTTATATTATTGCAAAATATGGGATAATAATATTTTAATAAGAGATTTTATACCTTGTTACAGAAAAAGTGATAATGTTGTTGGAATGTATGACGTTATTAATAATCTTTTCTATACAAACAAAGGAACTGGGTCATTTATTGCTGGACCAGACGTAAAAGAAGATTCTACAAAAAATATTAAATCTGAAATAGACTGGTCAGATTCTATGGAACAAACTTTTGAATATTATGAAGTTAATCCAAATACTTGGAAAGATATAAGACAGTTAAATATGGTTAAAAAATGTACTATAAAGAGAGATGAAGGGACCGATACACTCGGTTCCGCTCTCATTGATATAAATGATACACTTGGTGAGTGTTACATAAGAGTTTATCTTATAATACGTCAAAATGGCGGTACTTATAAATATGTACTAGGTACTTTTTTAGTTCAAACCCCATCTAGTGATTATGATGGTAAGAATAGAAATATATCTATGGATTCTTATACACCTTTATTGGAATTAAAAGAAAATCCACCACCACTTGGTTTTTCTTTATTAAAAGGTGAAAATATTATGAAACAAGCATATTTGTTGACTAGAAATAATTGTAGAGCACCTGTTATTGAAACTGTTTCTGATCAAGTTTTGCAAGATAATTTTGTAGCAGATCCAAATGAAACTTGGTTGAGTTATATCTCTTATTTAATTTCCCAAGCTAAATATAAGTTTTATTTAGATGATAACGGCAAAATCTTATTTGCACCTAAACAAAAAGTAGATGAACTACAACCAGTATGGACTTATAATGACGATAATAGTTCGATATTATATCCAGAAATTAGTATGAAACATGATTTATACGGCATACCTAATGTTGTAGAAGTTATCTGTTCTACAGGAACTAAAGAATATACGGCTGTAGTTGAAAACAATGATCCAAATAGTCCAACATCTATACAAAATAGGGGCAGAAGAATATTATATAGAGAAGATAATCCAAATTTACCAGGAATTCCAACAGAAGATCAAATAGATGAATATGCAAAAAATCTATTAGAATCTTTGTCATCTGTTGAATATGAAATTAGTTATACACATGCATATTGTCCTGTACGTGTTGGCGATGCTGTACGATTAAATTACAAACGTGCTGGATTAGAAGGAATAAAGGCTAAAGTTATTAGTCAATCAATAAGATGTGAAAATGGTTGTTCTGTAAACGAAACAGCTGTATTTACAAAAAAACTATGGAATTAGAAAGGAGAATATTATGGCTTTATCACAAGATCTTATAAATCAATTTGCTAAATTAACGGTTAAAGAAGAAAAACCTAAAGAAGTAACCGTAAATGGTATATATAAAGTTGTAAATGGTGAAGAATTTGTACAAATTGATGGTTCTGATATTCTAACACCAGTCAATTCAACAGTTGAAGCCGAAACAGGTGAACGAGTTAAAGTTTTAATAAAAAATCATACTGCCACAGTAACTGGCAATATAAGTTCTCCCTCTGCTAGATCAAAGTCAGTGCAAGATTTAAAAGACGAAGTTGATGAGCAGGGTAATACTATAAAACAATTAGATAATTCCATAGAACAACAAGGAAATTCTATAATACAAATTAATAATAATATTAAACAAGTTGAAAATGATATTTTGCAAGCGAATAATGCAATTAATCAACAAGGAAACCAAATAACTCAGATTAATAATGACATAGAACAACAAGGAAACCAAATAACTCAGATTAACAATGACATAGAACAAAAAAGTAATGAAATTAAACAAATTAATAATACTATTACACAACAAAGCAATACAATAATTCAACAAGGCAATACTATTACACAACAAGGTAATATTATTAATCAACAAGGAAATATAATAAATGAACATGGTAATAATATTGAAATATTCGATTCAAATATTAAAATATTAAA